GTCTTTACCACGCCGCCATTATCCAAGGTTACCTCAACAAGTTGAGTTGCTGTATAGTTTTTTCCACACCAAACAACCTTGCCCGGTACCGGCTCAAAGGTATCGTCCTGCATTGAGTAGACCCAGTTCACTTCGCCTTTTTCAAACTCCTCGGCCAACTGCTTGATTGTGATCGTGCGTCCATCTAGGAGAGGAATAGGCGTCATGTAGTGGACAGGAAGGGGGTTGTACCGAAGCGTCACGTCTCCGGAATCAGGATCAACAATCTGGTTCCTGCGCACGGAAGTCTTGATCTTTTCCACATAACCATCTACATCCTTTGGTGCCACGTTCTGCACATCGACGTAGAACACTCTGCGCTCAGGGGCTCGAACGATACGATAGGAAATGATCGCATTTTCAAGCAGTTCCAACTGTCTGAAGATACGACGAGAGTTCTCCAGAACCGACACACCATAGGGGAAGTTGCGCTCATTGGCCGCAATCCTGAAGTGCGCAATCTGGAAGTTCTCAAACGTCAATCCTCGAGCCTCCCACTTGAAACGAACGTAGTTAGGGTTAGACTCATCCAAGCCCTCAATGCGAAGCATCTCCTCAGCGGGAAGATCTACATGATATTGAACACCCAGTTCTGGGTCAAGATGAAGATAGAGAAAGAAGTCTCCATATTTGTTGGTCTTTCGAACCCAGGACCACAAGTTGTTTCGAATATCCAACACATCGTAGAACAGAGTGTTCAAAATCTGCTTTTGGTTCGTGTCTTGGCACTCAATATTCAAAATGGGGCTTAGGTCCGTAAAGGAACACATCTCATCCGCAAAGATATCCAAAGCAGAGGACAGTTCCGGCATGAATTCCATCATGTCGAATTCGCGATACCTCGACCTACGGTTCCTGTCGTTCAGCGCCTCCATATTGAGGTAGTTGAAAATACGATATTCGTTCTTTTGGAAACGGTCTAGGGTCTTGTTCCAAGTGGTTTGCTGAAACTTGTAGGCATTGTAAAAATACTGCTTGATTTTCTGGGCCTTGGGGTGCCTTCTCCCTGCAAGCGGGCCTGAGAATAGACGATTTAACCTTTTGACTAATGCAGAATCAATTGACATGCGTCACAACCCCTTCGCCGACTAAGTACTCGGTTTGTCCAATAACCATTCGTATTCCTTGAGATCTTGGACGGTCTGTACTGTTGATGTTTTGTGTCGTTCCATATAGAATTTGTCGAGAGTCTGGGGGGAGACGCCCTGTAGGCAACTGATTAGGCTGTTCAAATCAAGATAATTCTCTTCATCGTTGTCCGTACCGCCCTTGAACACGGTCAGAAAGATCCAACTCGCAAAGCAGAGGCTCATTACGATGTCATCATTGTTCGAACCGGAGGCCTGAGGCTTCCCTTTATTCCACACAAAGGTACGTAGTTCAGAAGACAGCCTGCTGGAACGAATTACCACCTTCTGGAGACGCACCGCCTCTTCCATGTTGGCAACAAATACTGGCCTGTTCGCTGATGTGGTATAAATACCGGCATTGCGGCCAGTTTCGAACTCATAGTTGCGGTAGAGGTCATAGTATTCGTCAGGGTCCCACTCCCTCTTTCCGTAGTAGATTTTCGGGTAGTGCCTACCCTTCAAAACAAGCATTACGTGGTTCCCGATGTTGTTGTTCTCCCCAACAATCATGCAGTTGCCATACTGTTCTCCAAGATCGTACACAAAACCTGCAAACTGGTCCAAAGGAATCTTCCCTTGATACTCACAGACCTGTTCAAAGCGTCTTCCCTTCACCCTGAACACATTGGCTACAGAGAAGTCGGAACTGTCACCCCGAGACACGTCAACCGTCATGAAATAGGTACCACCGGGCACGTAGTCTTCCCACAACCACATACCTCTATCAATTCCGCCGATAAAGCGAGGTTCCTCAAGTTCTTCGGCAACCCTCTTAAGCACTTCTGCGTCCACAACGGTTGAACCAGACGCCAAGAATGAACATTCGTATTCCTGGGCGAACTCCGAGGCACTCCAGCCCTTGCGCTCTTCTCTTTCCCATGCAGCATCACGGTCAGGAACTAGGTACCACATGATTTCCCGCAATAAGAACATCCCACTACCATTTCTAGAACTCTCTGTTTGAGTGTGGAACCAGTTACCTTCACCACCAGGTGAGGACAAAGCAAAAACCTTACCACCATGTGAAACGGTAGGCTTGGCTGCCTTCCAAAGACTGTCCATCTTGGTGATGAATGCCGCTTCATCAAAGACAAGTAAAGAGACGGCTTCACTTCGAACCGCTTTTTCGGAAGGAGCGGAGCATTTGATCCATGAATCATTCTGGAGTTTGAACAAAGATCTGTTTTGGGACGCAACACCCGATACTTGCAGCCAAGACGGAAGACTTTCGTACGAGAACAGAACTTTGTCCTTAAAGTTGTACGCAATATCCTTCTGAGTTGCAATAACAAGAACAGTTTTGTTCTTGTTGAACATGATCAGCCATAGAGCATAACATGCTGTAAGCGTGGAGATTCCAACCTGCCGAGATTTTACCGACATGACATATCGTTCCGACATGTAGTCGTTAAGAAGTTGTTTCTGGAAGTCCCACAAAGCGAACGGGATGACGCCTCTGGTGGGGTGGACAATCTTGCAGTACTTCGCAATGAAGTAATGCGGACTCTTCTTGCATTTGATTAATTCTTCCGCTATTTGTTCTCTTGAAATGGTTGTTTTTGCAGAGGCGACTTTGGCCATGACTACTCGTCTTCGTCGTCATCACCCTCGTCATTAGCAGAAGTGATTTCGTAAATGGCCTTGGAAACGACCCAGGCATTTTTCACGGAAGCGGCGAAAATCTCTTTGTCGAAGTCATCATTGGTCCGCTTCAACTTGATTTCCTTACCGGCAACCTCTTTGTACTTTTTCTTCACGAGTTTGACGAAATATTCAATGTTTTCATCAATCTCGCCTTCAAACTTCTTGGTGTCGATTTCCGCGATGCGAATGTGGGCGTGATAGCCAACAATCATCTTCTTGTTCGCGAAAGACACAGAGAACCCTTCGCTCAACTCTCCGCCCTTCGGAGGCTTCATAAGGACTTCCTTGCCGCGCTTCTGGCTCAGTTCGTCCTTAACGTAACCCACCGCAGTGGCCAAATCTTGATAAATCTGCATTTTTCCCATATGTATACCTCCAAAGCAGTTATCTGCCTCCCCTAAGTACCGTTTTTATTGTTTTCTAGTGTTTATTGGACTTTTTCGACGAAACAACGAAAGCAAACAGACAGTCTGCGGAATTTCAACCAATCATCATCGGTAAAAAACACCGATTCCTTCCCGCACATCGCACAAAAGAATCTTTCGGAGGGAGTTTTGTCAATTTCAACTTCAAAATCTTCATTTTCTTCGTTATCCATGACTTCCTACACGTTCACCGACGAAACGCCTGCTTCATCGGGGCTAAGGTAGATGATTTCATCTGCAAAGTCTTTTACTCTGTCGGAATGAGTGATCAACACAACATAATCAAACTTTGTCTTCAATAGGAACAAAATCTTCTCGAAGTCATCGATACGGGACAGATCAAATGAGCTAAAGGGTTCATCTAAAATAAATATGTTCGACTTGGGCAAAGAAGACACAGAGGCCAGAGCTAAACGAAGAGCTAGAGAGATTGCCGCCTTCTCTGAGCCTGATGCCATGCCAACTCCGGACTCAGGACGACCACCTCGAGAGAAATGAACCTCCAAGGTATCCTTGTCAGTTGCCTCCAGTCGAACCTCCATGTCTTCGAACACTTCTCGTATCACATTGTTGGTCTCCTCGTTGATTACGGGGATGTACCGCTTAAGAAGTCCCACCGTCAACCCACCGTTGCCTCCTATGGCCTTCTGGAGCAGTTCTAGGCTATATTCCTTGGCAAGATCCCTCGCCAACTCCTTCTCCTTTTCAAGAATGATCTCAAGTCGGGCCTTTTCCCCGGCTAATTGGTCCCTCACGGCCTTCCCATCGGCCTCGCAAATCCTTTTGTCTCTGAGAATTTGGGCCATGGTGGCATCTTTGGATGCTTTTTCCTCGAACAGAGATTGGAACGCCGCTCTTTTGGCTTCAACGGAGTTTTTCTCCCCCACTTCACGCTTCAATGCAACGTAGTCCTTGGCCAACTGCGCAGAAAGTGCCTTTTTGCTCGCATAATCCGCCGATAACTTAGCAAATTCAGCCTGCTTATTGGCAAATTTGTCAGCAGCGGTTCGTTTCAAAACAAGAATTTTGAGTTCGCCCTCAACGATTAACGCCTCTTTGGTCAGTTGCTGCAACTTCTCATTGTTTTTCTCCAGAGATTTCACTGCATCAGTGAATTTCTTCTCTCTCTTTTCTTTTTGAGACGAGAAGTTTTTTAGCAGGTCGCATTCGTAGGGCATGTCCATGGATGCGTCCACACATGGAGGGGTGGCAGGCTCCTTCTCTTGACTTACTTCCTCAAGGAACTTGGCCAACTTGTCAATTTCAGACTTTGCGCTCTTCACTTCATACCCGAGATTCGAAAGAGTGGCCTCTTTTTTCCTCATCTCTCCAGCAAACTCAGACCCTGATTTCTTTTCGCGTGTCGTGGGAGCCTTCGAAGACACAAGCAGGTCTAATGCTTGGCTTTTTGTGGTGAGATAACGGCTCCTTGCTCCTTCCAGCATCTCCTCTGCACGTTCCCTGAACTTCTTCGAGTTCAACTGCAGAATTTCATAGTTTTTCTTGTCGAAGTCAGTTATCCAAACGGCCACGTCCTTCTCTTTGTCGGAAACCGCCCGGTATTCATCTCTCATGCTGAGGTATGATGTCTCGAGACCCCCAATCTTCTCTATAAGAGCGTTCACCTCTTTTTCAACAACCTCTTTGTTCTCCAACTTTTTCTTGTGTCGGAAATAGTAGAGTTGTTCGTTAACGCTCTTTACTCGCTTATCGAATACATTCAGGTTCAGCATCTTTTTGAGAAGGTCTCGGCGCCCTGCAGAGCCCTCTGTGATGAACAAGAGCCCGCCATCCTGTGCCATGAACGAGGTGGAGCAAAAATCTTGGAAACTCCCGAACCTGGAAGCAATCAACTTGGTCGTGTTGTTCTTGCGATCCTCCGCATTGTCCTTCAGGTTGGCATTTTCCTCTTTCCCGCTTTTGAACAACAACTCGCTCGTTGTATTTCCGTTCTTTTGCCGGTCCAAAGCGCGGAAAATCTCGACATGCTCTCCGAATTGATCGAATTGTAGAGACACCGAAGCATTCTTCTCAGAGTTCCGAATCAAATCACCGTTCTTCGAGTTCTCCTTTGTGACCTTGCCCCAAATTCCATAGCAAAGCACGTCGATCAAAGAACTTTTCCCTGAAGCGTTCTTTCCAAACACGCCGATGACGCTTCCTGGACGAATGTTGGCAAAGTCAATGGTGTTGTCAACTGAATAGTTGAAGAAATTGGACCAGTCGATGCGCTTCACCTTCCAATCACAATCACGAGCCACCTCAAACACATCGTTATCCTCTTGAGAAAAGAGGTCGCTATTAAGGGTAACAACCGAATCGATTACATCTGGGTCTCGAATACACATGGTATCGTTCAAATAGTCCCGGATCAGCGAATTCTGGACTTCCAAATGACCCAGCGACATCGTTTGGATCGCAGAGGTAACACGGGACGCTTCCAGCCCGGCCCCCTTTGCCAATTGAAACGTAGTCAGCACGGTGTGCTGCCTCACATACTTCTCAAGGTCTGCAATGTCGGAGGCAGAAGCCCTGGCATCACAGATTGTGAGTTTCAACCTAGCATTTGGCAGGACTCCCTTCTGCTCAAAGTTCTTCTTGAACTCTGGGACTGACTCCACAACAAACGACTGAAACGGCTTGGGATTGCTGATGGTTATCTTTTCAACTTTGAAGTCTTCTTTGCTGTTAATTTCCCAAACCAAGAAGCCCTTATCAACTCCCTCTTCGTATCCCTGCTGAATGGTGGATCCTGGATAGCGGAACTTCCCCGCCTTGTCAATTTTCTGCTCTTTGTGGATGTGGCCAAGCATGAGGAAGTCAAAGATTTGAAACTTCTCGAGCGGAACCTCCCCTTCCATGATGTAGTTTGTCTCAGTCCTTACAGTTCCAACCGTTCCGTGGTGAATTCCGATCCAAATCCCATCTCCCGTTGAACGCTCAGGGAAAATACTCCAGTCCGTCTCTGGCTCAAAAATGGACACTGGGCACAGAACCAAGGGGATGTCCCATCCATCAACCTTAATGGAAAACATCTGCGTCTTTTTGAGGGTTATGAGAGGGAAGGGAAGATTCGTGTTGATGATCTTGGATACAACCGACACAGAGTCATCCCGGTCTTGATTAAAGACGATGCCGTCATGGTTCCCGGGTACAACGTAGGTGGGAGCATGACTTGCAAGAAGTTTCAGGAAGGCTGCCATCAAACTAACGGATTCAGGCGACAGGACGTTCTTGTTGTGAACCACATCACCAGCATGGATGATGATGTCCACGGGGTTATCTTTTAACCACTCGTCGATGCTGTTGAACACCTCGAGATATTCGTCATGGTACCACAAATTGCGAATATGTGTATCTGCAAAATGAGCAATCTTCATCTAATCACCCCCAGGATCGTCTCCATCTGTCTCTGCATAATCCCGTCTTCTGAAAGAAAACGATGAATCGTCAGTTCCAGTTTCCAGTCTTCCATTTCGTCGATGTCACCGAATTGGTTATCAACGATCTTAGTCACAAGCCCATAGGCCGACAGAAGGCTGTAGAGTTCAAAGGATCGCGTGCAGCCTACTGCGTCGGGGTCCAAGAAGATAATTAACTCCGCTCTGTTCCTAACCGCCTCCGCCACCAACCTCGAGTCGCCTCGAATTGAACTGCCCAAAATGGGAATTGCACTTCCGAACGGAAAACGCATCGCGTCGAACACGTTCTCGACGAGATAGATGGGTTGCTCCCAGTGAATTGAAAACTCGTTGAAAATAACCTGATTCTGAGATACGCCAGGACGCCTTGCGACGGTGAATTCATCTGTGCAAGTCTTCTGGACATAGTAGTTCGGAGCACCGTTTAGCCCAAAGGACGGGACAAGGATTGTAGAGTAGTCCCCTTGAGATACCCTCACGTTCCACTGAAGCAGAGAGCGTTCTGTTAATTTCTTCTTGTCAAACAAATACTGGCCCACCTGAGGCGTCATCATGTGTCTGGCCTCAAAGAACCTTCTCTTCCAGTTTGAGATTCCAATAAAGACCCAGCCGACATCTTCCTCGACCACTTCCCTCGCTGAAAACGAATCTTGGGCCTGAGGTGGATCAATTTTGTTCCATTCAACGATTCGGTCCCGGAAAAACTCAAGAACGAACTTGCGTAGGCTTGTTCCCTTGACATCGTTACACTTCCAGCATTTGTACAACCCCTTTTCGAAGTTTACTGAGAGTTTAGGACGCTCGAGATGACAACCTCGAGGACAGAA